TTGAAGAGCTAATAGCCGGGATAATTAAGTAATGGCAATAGGAATAACCAATATATCAATGGCCAATATTTATGGAGAAGTAAATAATACACTTCCAGGTGGTACAAATAATTCATTAAAAACATTATCAGAATCAGCTTCAAATACTGGACATACCTCTACAATATCCGGATATACTTCTCCTGGTGGAGGATTAACAGGAGCTCCATACGGCATGGGAGAATTTGGTGGATATGTTAATTTATTACAATGGGAAAGTAACGATGATTTAACACACAGTTCTGTTTCATATGCTGCAGCGTTTGATGATACAGTTTCCGGCACAACACTTGCATTTGGGCAAATAGAATATAATATCAATATATTTACAATTGAATTAAATAATAATTACTGGGTTTATTTTGGTATCGAAGAAGAAGACCAATTTAATGGAGCTGGTCTTTTCTGGGATAGTGGTAATAATGGTTCTGCTACTACAATGACTACAGGTACCACATATCCTATGCAAAGAATCGAGTTTACTCAAGCAAATTTCCCAGATAGTTATACCATTCAAGCATCGAATACAATTAATTCAAACCAAATAGGAATGACCGTTACTGAAGCTGCAGGACAAGGTGGTAATTATTCAGCAAGTGCCGATTGGTCAGGTAATACATTTAATAATGGAACACCTACAACATTTACTTTACAAGAACCTGGAGTAAATAATAATACTGCCGGCGCGGCTTCACCATTAACCACACATGGGGTTGTTATTAATGGCTCAGTAAATAGCAGTTCATCAACCACAAGAGTTGGTACATGTAGCTGTACTTATACTTTAACATTTAAAAAGTCAGGCTATGCAGACAGAGTAGCTGCTACACATACAGTTGAAAATGAAATGACACTTGCTCTATCAGGCGGCAGCGGCGGTGGCGGACCTCGATAATGGCAATATGGTTCATGAGAGAACAGGAGACAGAAATGAATATAGAACAATTAAAAGAAACATTAAAAGTGGATGAAGGAGTAGTATATGAGATATATCATGACCACCTTGGTTATCCTACATTCGGTATCGGCCATCTTGTCTTGGAATCAGACCCAGAACATGGGGCTGAGGTTGGCACTCCAGTCTCAGAGGATAGAGTTGATGAATGCTTTGAAAAGGATGTAGAAACAGTAATAGAAGATTGTAAAAAATTACATGATGGTTGGGACGGTTATCCTGAAGAGGTAAAACAAATCGTTGCAAACATGATGTTTAACATGGGACTCACGCGCTTGAGTAAGTTTAAGAAGCACAATGCAGCGCTGCAGTGCGGAGATTGGAAGGAGGCTGCCAAAGAAGGCAGAGATTCAAGATGGTACAAGCAAGTGACAAACAGAGCCGAAAGGTTAATGAAAAGACTCGAGGAGATATAAAGACCAATAAAGGTTGGTTTTGGTGTCATGAGAGAAAAGACTTTTTCCGTTGGGAAGAGTTTATAAACTATAAATATAAAAACTAAAGTATGGAGGCATTATGTTTAATTGGTTAAAGAAACTTTTCGTTGGTGAAGAAAAACCAGCAAGTGGTGTAAGAGCTAGAAACTCTAAAGGACACTATGTTGCTGATGATAAATCAACACCAAACGTGAATGAGGCTTATGCAGATGGTAAAACACCAAAGCGTAAACCAAGAAAAAAACCTGTCGCAAAAAAAGCTGCACCTAAAAAGGCACCAGCTAAAAGAGGCAGACCAAAGAAAGCAGCTACTAAAAAGTAGTTTGTTATTCTAAAAGAAGGGAGTTTAATGCTCCCTTTTTTTGTTCTTAGCGCTTGAACTATTATAAATAACACTATAAAATAATAATAATTGAGGATTAATAATGGCAGCAGTCAAATTAAAAGGTTCTGAAACGAATTTAGCTTCAGCAACAAATGTTGGATTTGCAACACTTGTAAGACTTGTAAATAATTCTAGTAGTATACAATTAGTTACACATGCTGATAAAGATGGTCAAGTAAAAGGTACTTTTACAATGACAGCAAATTCAGTTGAATTAATTAAAAAAACATCAACTGATACTTTACTAGGAGCAGCAACTACATTAGCAGTTAAAGTAGCTTCTACTTGGTAAAATGGAAGAAGCTTTAGTTATCTTACAAGATTTAGGGTTACCTATTGCAGGTGCTTTAGTAATGGGATATTTTATATTCATCATTATAAAACAAATCTTTGAAGGTATTGTAGATGATATTAGCACACTTACTATGTTCTGTGAATCTCTAGAGAATAGAGCACGGACAATGAGTAATGAAATGATAAAAATAGATTTATTAGTAAGTAGTGCATTAGAATTAAGACCTGACATTGAAAGAATTGCAAGAGCAGAAAATTTCATTGAAGATGGCAAACTTGATGTAAGAAGAGATTAGTATGGAACAAATGGGTACAGTGGCTCAGTTGGTAGCAGATTATGGTTTTCCAACAGTCATGGTGATAGGATTAGGTTATTTTGTTTATTTTGTTTATAGTTTTATAAATGAAAATATAGACCCAGCAATTGAGAAAATGCATTTTCAGTTAATAAAAGTAATTGACCAAATGAGAATGCTTGACCAAGATTTAATAAGGTTACAACAAAAGGTCGATACTGTTTTGGAGTATAAAGAGAATGAACAAAAAAGAAAAAATAAGGGAAAAGGCAGAAATAATAACTCTAGTTAGTATTTTTCTAATATCAATATTGGCAGTTTCGCCAAATGTGCAAGCATCTCCGATTGTACATGAATTTAAAAATCCGTCATTCAGTGGAGTAGGTACTGGTGCACATTATCTTACCATTGAAAACCAAGAACATAGCAGAAAAAAAGCCATAGAAGAAGCTTTGGAATCTGCAGCAAAAGCAGCTCAAAGAGAAGCTGAAAACACAACACTTGCAAAGTTTATTCGAAACTTAGAAAGTAGAATCTATGCACAATTATCTAAGCAATTAGTAGAATCAATGTTCAGTAATGATACTGCATCAAACTTTGGTTCATTCGCACTTGAAGGAAGTATTATAACATGGGAAGTTATAACCAATGCAGACGGAACTGATGTTATAAAAATGACTATTGTTGATACTGAAGGTACAACAACAATTATAGAAATACCTGTAGGAACAGGTAACTTTGGCCAAGACCCAGATACTGGCACTGGAGATGGTGGTGGTTAAATACCTTTTAACTGCAATATTACTATTACAAGGTTGCGCACAAATGCCTCAATGGTCTGAGGGCCCAGCTAGTTGTGAATACGGAGAAGGTAAATATGCCCAAGGATGGAATACTGACTTTGATTCTGATGGTATAATAAACGATGATTTATCTAGTATAGTTAGACAAGGTTACACTGGTACACGTAAATATATTGAAACAAAGCAAATATGCGTAGAAAAAGCTGAAGTAGTTAGATTACCTTCTTATCTAGAATTATTGCAGTTACCTCCTGCAAAAGAAATGCCAGTGGTTGCAGTATATCAATTCACAGACAAAACAGGTCAAAGAAAAGCACGACCAGGAATTGCAGATTTTTCAACAGCCGTAACTCAAGGTGGAGTTGAAATGACTATTGATGCTTTAAAAACTGCAGGTCAGGGAACATGGTTTCGTGTTGTTGAAAGAAATGGTATAGACCATTTAGTAAGAGAACGACAAATCATTAGAAGTGCAAGACAAGATGTTGCTAAAAAGCAAGGTCAAGAAAAATATCAAGAATTGAATCCACTTTTATTCGCAGGAATAATTATTGAAGGTGGAATAATTGGTTATGATACTGACATTAAAACTGGAGGTCGAGGCGCAAGAACTCTTGGTATTGGTGTAAGTAGACAATATCGACAAGATGTTGTTACAATAAGTATGAGAGCCGTATCGGTTCTAACAGGTGAAGTTTTATTAAATGTTCAAACGAGAAAGACATTACTGAGTTATGGCTCAGGAGGAGACGTTTTCCGGTTTATAGAGCAGGGAACTCAATTAATCGAGTTTGAAGATGGAGTGGGAAATAATGAGTCGGTGACATATGCAGTGCGAACAGCCATTGAGGCTGGAGTACTGGAATTAATCTACCAAGGCCACACACGTGGTTATTGGGAAATCGAGGGGTATAACGAAAATGAATAAACTATATAGTGTGGTCCTAGCTGGACTATTAGTGTCGACTGGATTCGTTTTTGCACAAGCCACTGATGATAACGAAGTTAATATAACACAATCTGGTGATACACTCAGTTTGTATATAGACCAATTAGGGTTTGGTAACAAAATAGGCGGTGATGATTTTTCATCAAGTAGCTCAGCTATGTCTATTACAGGTTCCAGTTTAAACTTTGATTTGGACTTCACAGGAAACCAAAATATTTTATTTGGACCAGTTGTAGCAGATAGCTCAACTTATAAGCTTGACTTTACAGGTGATTCAAACGAAATAGATTGGAACATTGGATATATCGGAAGTGCTGATAGTTCAGACATTAACTTTGATGTAACAGGAAGTAGTAATACTTTTGACTTAGACCAAGGTTATGTTTACAGTGCAGAAAGATTGGATGCGGATTTAATACTCATTGGTAGCAACAACATCTTTGATGTTGACTGGGAGAGTGATGACGTTGTATGGAATTGGGACATAACCGGTAGTTCTAATAACATCAATACATTACAATCTGATGGTGCTAATGAAATGACCGTTGAATTAAATGGTGATAGTGCTGATATTGATATTAATCAAATATCTGGTACATGTGCAGGTAACGATGCTGCATGTACATCACCAAATGCAATAATAACTTTGGATATTACAAGTGACAATGCAACAATTCAAATCAATCAAAAAGATTCATCTAGCGATTCTTAATTTGTTATTCATCGGTGGGGTCTTAGCTGACCCCATCGGCGAAGTGATAGAGCAGACCGGTTCAGGTCAAATCATAAGAGATAAAGAAGAGATTGTAGTATCAGGTTCTTATTTACCTGAGGTAGAACTTAACGATATTGCAGAAACCGCAAACGGTAAAATGAAGATTGATTTTTTGGATAAGGCTCAATTAGATTTAAAAGAACATTCAGAGGTATTAATAGACGAAATATATTATGACCCTGACCCATCATTATCCAAAATGTCAATGAAATTTACAATGGGAACAGCAAGATTTGCTTCAGGTTCTCTTGGATTAATTAATAAAGCAAACATTGATATACAAACACCCACAGCCACAATTGGTATTCGTGGAACAGATTTTACAACAACCATTGATGAATTAGGTAGAAGCTTAATTGTTTTACTGCCTGACCAATATGGTAACCCATCAGGCGAAATAACAGTCACAAATTTAGGTGGTACAATTACTTTAAACCAAGCTTATCAAGCAACAATGGTATCGTCACTTGATACAATACCAACCAATCCTATACAAATACAAGGTATTACTCCATCAATGATTGATAATATGTTTATTGTTAATCCTCCACAAGAAGTAAAGCAAGCAATAGAAGAACAAGTACAAAATGATTTAGATGATGACCAAGGAATACTTGATATTGATTACCTAGAATATAATGAATTGGAAAAAGACATAGAAGATTATTTGGACGAAGATTACGATGCAAGAGATAGATTAAATTACGATGCATTGGCTGGTGATTTTTTACCTGACCTTTTAGATGTAGTAGAAGAATTGGTTCGAACAACATCTGCATTAGAAGATGCACAAAAAGGTGGAGATACAATTGGTGGTTGGACACTGAAAGGCGGTGTCTTTGGATTTAACAAGGATTCACAATATAATATCTTTGAAGAAGATGGTAATTTAATTTTATATAGAACAGTTAATGGTGTTATAAATATTACTATAGCCTCTGGTGGTTCAGGATTTGTAGATACAAGTGTTGATGGTTATCAGGGAATAATAACATTTGGAAGCGGAGAAGGAATTGAAATTTTTATCAATCAATCAAATTAAAAAACTTATATTTCAATATTGGATAGCACCTTGGCATCCAAAAGGTTGTATTAAAAATGTATAAGTTATTACCATTATATTTTTTAGCATCAATTTTATATGCTGGACCTACAGATGATAATCATATTCACATCGAACAACTTTCAGGTGGAGATAATTTAGATTTAACTATATCTCAAATAGGTTTTGGTAATGAAATTAATTTTTCATTTGACCATGCAAACAATACCTTTAATTTTAGTCAAACAGGAAATGATAATTACATTGGTTGGGTTTCATATTGGGGTTCAGGTAAAAGTTGGGGTGGAGATGTTGATGGTACTGGTAATGTGGAAAATGTAACACAAACTGGTGGTGCGACATATGGAAGACATATATGGGATAACGATAACACTATTGATGTATACCAAGATGGAACTCATACATTTAATATGGATGTTCATGTTGCTGATGTCGAAGTTGATTTATGGCAAGAAGGAACTGGTAGCCATTATGCTCATGTATATTTTTATGGCACATCTGACGGCTCAATAGCGAATGTTATGCAAAAAGGTAACGCAAGTCACAATGCTCAAGTTGTTCTCCAAGGAACAGAAGAAACAACTCTTAATTTACTACAACAAGGTAATACAAATCAAGTATATTCTCTAACACAAAATTGTAATACAGTTGGTGGTTGTAGTGTGTCAGTAACTCAAGGTAATTAATGGCATATAGTAAAGAAGTAGTAGAAAGATTTGAAGGAGTTTTAAATGCTCCTGAACAATTTTCAGTTGGTA